CAGAATCTAATGCATTGATGAAAATCGCAAAATCTACACTTACCTCTAAAGAATCAGTCTTATATACTACAACTTCCCCATGTTTCGAATGTGCTAAGCTGATTATTCAATCGGGTGTAAAGAAAGTATTTTATTGTGAAAGCTATAGAGACATGTCGGGTATAACTTTATTAGAAAAGGCAGGAATTATTGTTGAACAAGTAATCGTATGGAATGAGCATTAATAAAATATTCTTACCGGAATTAAAACACTTAGAAGTCTTTTTAAAAGAGAATGGAAGCCACGAATTATATAGAAGATATATTAAAAAGGCTGACGCAACTGTAGGACCCTCGGCATCTCATGCTTTTATAGATGACTTTATGAAATACTACAGAGAAGGAGAACATAATACCTTCTACATTATACCGCAGCTTAAACTTTTCTAAGTTTAAGTGTATAATAATAAAATAGGTTAAATCATGCAAACAACTGAAAAAAAAGATATTGTAAAATATCAGTGGAAAAAGGGAGATAATTTTGGTAAAGTAGTTGAGGTAGAATCTAAAGATTCTGAATTTACTTACTTCAAGAATGGATCTAAAATTTTTACTAACGTATTACCAGAATTTTTAGATCTAGTAACTGACGAGGGATTACCATTTCCTGGAGCTGAGCTTATAGGAACTACACCTAAGAAAGCTCCTGTTAAAGAAGTTGAAAAAAAAGTAGAAGTTAAAGAAAGCAGTTCTCCACTAGGACAATTAATTAAAACTTTATCCGCTAAGAACGTTGAATCATTTCAATTAAGCGTAGGAATTAATCTTCCTAAAAAAGAAATTTTTAACATGCTAGTTGAAAACTCTGAAGAAGAAAAAGATCAAATCCTAGAAGAGATCTCTAAATCAGCTGTTTCTCAAATAGAGATAAATAACCTACAAGAATTTTTAAACGAACAAATAACTGAATTTGTAACTAATTATTATAAACTATGAGCCAAGCAAGACAATACAGAAGAGATACTTATAAAAGAGCAGGATTACTTAAAGCTAAAAATGAATGGGGAAGATTCTCTGAAAAAGGAGCAGCTTGGTATTCTTTAAAACAGGAAGAAGGTAAAGAATTTCATGAAAAGCATGAGAGAATGGTTAATGATCAAATAGAAGAACAGCTAGGTGCTAAACTTAATTCTTTAAAAGAAACATGGAAAGGAGTTGGATATAATAAAGCTGAGATTGAATTACTAGAAGAGGCTTTTACTATTACAGCAATTAAAGATAAAGAAACTTATAGAGAAGACATAAAGGCGGCTAGAAAAATCTATAAAAAAGTTCAAACTTCTTTAGAAAAAAGAAACAATGCAAGAGATAAATCTTAAGATAGCAGATAACGGTGTAATTAAAACCGTGACAGACGATAACATTAATGCTGCTGGAGAGAAATATGAGTCTGTTATTGTTTATGACTTTGATAAGGGTATTGATGATAGAATTAGTTTCATTAAAGATATCTGCATTGACGTTGGGTTGGATTTTGGTAATTCTAAACAATCCAATCAAATAAAGGTGGTGACAGAGTGGGGAACTAATTACAGTCCTTCTTCCATCGAAACAAAACATAAAATCCAAACTCTTAAAGATAAGATCAGAGAGTTGGAGAACATGATAAGATGATAACAACGACCGAAATTAGAGAAATTACAATAGAATGTGTCTGGTGTAACAGTAGAAAAGAATTTAATAAGTTCTGTAGAAACAATCCAGGAGAAACAGTTATAGATTTTTATAGCATTAGAAACAAACTGGTTAAATCAGATCCTTATGATACTGAACCACATCGCTCCGTAATCGGTCTAGCAATAAGAGATTCTTTTATTAATGTTCTAAATAAGAATGCCGGCTTAGAAAAAATCATTTACTTATTTAAAAATTTAGATACAGAAACTATTGATAGTTTTAAGATATTTCTACAAGAAACAATAGAACCTACTGCATCGTTAAACTTAACTGTTATTAATAGAGATGATTATCCCAAAGACGTTCTTAAAAGATTCGAAAGCGTCAAGATAATCGATCTATAATGATAAGGCATAAGTTATTTTCAAAGGGTGAAAGAATTCATGCCCTTATATCCAATACCAGACATTCTCACATAGTCTTTCCTGTTTATGCAACTATTCATGACGTTAAGTTCGATGAGGATATGCCTAAATATCAGATACGAATTACTAAGTTTCATGATAACATAGACTTTTTAAAAAGGTATCTATTTGGTATGAAGTTTTCTAAAGACTTTAATAATAGAACTACATCATTCGGCCTTACTAGAAAAAACTATAAATCTATGAAAGATTTCCAGAATCAAATAGATTCTAAATGGGAATCTTATATGATCTCAGTTGATTCCGTAATGTGCGTTAAAACCAAATCAGAGGTAATAGATCTATTTAACAATATACAAGATTTCTTAATAGAAAAGAATTTTAAGGACGTATTTGAACTCTCAAGCAGAAGTGTATATTCTTCTGGCAAATATTATTATCAATCCCGGGGAGTGTATGCTGCCCATCTCAAGAAGTTTTTAGGAGATAGAGAACCAAAGACGGATAAATATTATGATAAGCTTTTATATAGACCACAGTCAGACGATCTGGATGACATAGAATTGTGAATATATAAAACCTAGTAAAAAACATAATATTACAATATGCCATTATTTGGATTGATACCAGCGGGTGCCGCTTCCAGTTTAAAATCTTCTGTTTCAGGATTTGGAGACAAGGTCGATAACTTTTTTGACTTCTCTAGCCCAGACGGCAAAAGCGTTCCAAAGAACGTGGATCCCCAGAATACAATACTTGGAAATTTCGATAATCCTAACTCAAGAAGTAGAGCTCTTTTAGTAGGAGAACCTTTATCAAATGTTAGAAGTTCAGGCAAGGCACAATATTATACCCAAGAAACTGATTCTGTAGTTTACTTTAAAAGAGGAAAGGACGGAAAAGATACCAAAGAAAAAATAACAGATGGAGTACATGCGTATTCTACTTTCAATAAATACAGCCTTGTAAATTTTAGAGGTAGTTTTTTTACACCTGGTGGATCCGCTAAATCTAAAGGAGTAGATTCTATTGAATATAATAAAATAGACGAGAGAACATTAGATAATCCTACTGTTTCTAAAATAGTTGAAGTTACTAAAAACAATGCTTCTAGTTCAAGTGGATATGGATATATGTATAACTATGCAGATTTTGCAATGTGTAGATATAATGGTAAAATACCTAATAATTATTTACTGACTCTTAGAAGATTTCCATATCCAGTACAGGATGATATTATTACTCCAATGGATATTGATAAAGATGGTAAAGTACGTGAAACAGATCAGCCTGATATTGCTAGAGCCGTAACGTGGATGAGTGAGGTTACGGGTAATAGTATGTCCGCAATCCTTAATTGGTCACATGGATATAACTGGAAAGACGAATCAGCATCAATGCAAACTAAGCAATCTAATAATTCAAGTAGAAGAGGTGCATTTGGTCAATTTCTAGATTCTAGTGTAATAGGTACTGCAGCTGCAAATGCAGCAAGTGGTGTTGATGGTATAACTGCACAAAGAAGAAAAAACGGAGGAGGTGGATATGATGCAATGTCAACTACATATCCTAATCACGTGTTTGGCCCAGTTAATGTTATTAAAGATGTTTCTTTTAGAGACCAGGGTTTAACATTTAATCAGGAATTTAAGCTTAAGTTCGAATATGAGTTAAGATCCTTTGGTGGTGCAAACCCTAAAGTATTAATGCTAGATCAGCTTGCAAATATAATGGTGCTAACTTCCAGTCAGGCTCCTTTCTGGGGAGGTTCTGTAAGATATGTTGGAAACGGTTCTGCCGGGAAACCACTGGGTGATTTAAGTTTAATAAAATCTGGTAACTATAGTGGATTTATTAAGAGTGTAGCATCCGGTTTAGGAGACATGTTTAAGGGAGTTGTTAATGACGTAAAGGGATTAGCTTCCGGAAAAGATTCTAAATTTTTAAACAATATATTAGGAGGTACTTTAATGAAAATGTTTAATTCTCCATCAGGTGGACAAGGTGCAGCTTCTTTATTAACAGGAGATCCTACAGGTGCTTGGCACCTTACTGTTGGGAATCCATTAAATCCTATAATGCTCGTTGGTAATTTAACATGTAGAGAAACTAATGTTACGTTTGAAGGTGGTATGGGAGTTCAAGATTTTCCTGAAAGAATGACAGTCGAAGTAACTCTTAAGCCTGGTAGAGCTAGGGATAAACTGGATATCGAATCCATGTTTAATATGGGTAGAGGTAGATTCTATTTACAACCCGAAGATGGTGTTGATGTTAATCAAACGTATATAGAAACAGCGTATGGTGGTAAAGATAAAAGAAAAGCTCTTAACTCTGAATTTAGAAAAATAGCTAACGGATAATAATGAAACTATATAGTATAGATAAAAAACAAATATCGGATGGCAAACTAACAATGTCAACCCCTACTTTTATTTTTCTTGAGAAAGAAGAAAGTTCAGTACAGGGCGTACATATTGTAGAAGACGACGAAACATGTAGAATTGATTTAGTTTCATTAAGTGAGTATGGTACACACGACCACGTTGATGCCATTTTAAAATTTAACGGTATTTCAAATCCATTTTCTATAAAAGAAGGAGATGTTCTTTATATTCCTAAAATAGACATAGCTAAAAAGAAATTTAAACTTACTCTTAATAAGAATTATAAAAATCCAATAAGGGAACAATTTATAAATACTAAGAGGTTGCCAGTCAAGGACGCCAATAGAATAGAATACTTAAGCAAGAAATATAATAAAGAAATTTTGCCACCTAATATCTTACAGTCAGGTCAGACTAATATTGAAGTTACAAATGGAGAAATTAGAATATAAATAAATAAAAACAATTATGAAACGCATACAATTATTTGAACAATTCCTTAACGAAGGATTAAAGGTCGGAAGAGATCAAGATTTAGCAAAAGAAATCATCGCAGTTCTCTATGCTGAAAGAGACACGCCAGAAGGCGAAGCATTGAAGGCAGCTGGAGGAATGGTAGCAGGTGGAAGTACAACTGGAGAAGAAATGTATCTAAGCAATTGGAATAAAGATTCTGTTAAAGCATTACATGGTTCAAAGGTAAGAGTTCCTGGAAAAGTTATGCTAGGTGATTTAATTACAGTAGCAGCCGATAATGGAAAGAGTTATTATTTTGACGGTGCATTCGTTGAAGGAGATAAAGATATTAAGGGAACTAAGCCAGGAATGGATTTTAGAGATTTTATTGATATCCTTGTTAAAAAGAATATCATTAGTAAACCTACATATTAAAACTAAAATTGCATGCCAATAAACAATCACATTTTAAATGTAATAGAACACTCTTTAGAATTAGACACGATTAAGTTTGATTCTCATGATGAAGAGGAGGGTGCTCAAAAAATAAGTCACGAGTACGGAGGTCCCGTACCGATGATAGTTGTTAATGGTAATTCATTTTCAGACGAATCTATTAAGAAAATGGAAATCGACTGTAGTGTAAGAATTCCAACGATAAGCGTGGTTATAATGGATACGAAAGGTACGTTTGATGCCGATAATACTCCAAGGGATGGTGATGTTATTTCTATAAGGATAGCGGCAAGACAACAAGACACCTTTAAGGATATTAGAATAGACTTTGACATAGACGAAATAACAGGTCCTCCTGCTAATGATATGAAAAGGGCAACTAATGGTGCTAAGTATGTTTTTCAAGGAACTATGAAAATACCTACAATGCATTCAGAAGGATGTGCAGCCTATGAAGGAACTTCTAGAGAACAGATTGAAGAGTTTGCTAAAAATTTAAAATTAGGGTTAGCAACAAATATAGATTCAGCCGACGATGCTATGAAAGCTCTTAATGCATGTCAGCCTAACTTAGAATTTTTAAATAATTTAGTAGAACACTCATATATAGGAGAAGATAGTTTTCAAACATATTGTATAGATCCTTATTATAATCTATGTTTTGTTGATGTTAATGCCCTATTGAATTCAGAAGAAGGATTAGATGAAACTTTTATTAATATGGCGGTAGACTTTGACGAAGATGGAGAAGAGCAAACTTCTAATAAGATAGAATCTCCAAACATATTAACTAATGCTGCTTCAATGAATTCAACTAACACATTCATAGAAAGTTATAACCTTGTTAATAATGCCGGAGCCTTAGCTAAGAAAAATGGTTATAAAAGAAAGATGATATATTGGGAAAATGATTCAGTAGGTGTAGTTGCACATGAATTAGAACCATTAGCAAGTGACAATATGAAGGATATAGATGAACCTCTAAAGGGCAGAAGAGATGAAGACAGATATACTAAAGAGGTAAAATCAAAATACGTTGGAAGGCTTCCTATTCAATCGGACGATACACCAAATGTACACTTAAATTATTCATACTCTGCAATTAGTAATAAGCAGAACTTAGATGAAATGAATAAAATGAAACTAGAGGTAACTTTAAAAACATTTAATCCAGGAATACATTTATGGCAAAAAATACCGGTTCAGATTATGAAATCGGGTTTTACACAAATTACTGCACAACAGGGTATAAATGAAGCTAAGGACGAAAAAGGATTTGATACAGATCAAGAAGTAGAAGCTGAAAACGCAAATGACTTAGACGTAGATCAAGTTAAAGATGAATTCTTAACAGGTTATTACGTGATAGGAGGGATCAAATATATCTATAAGCAAAATACGGGTATTATTCAAAAGCTCACAATGTTAAGAAGAGAGTGGCCTAGTAGAATTAACAATCTAGAAGGATAGAACTAAACTAATAAGAATATATACTATATGTCAGATTTCAAGAACAAATTAGATTTTCAAAAGGGTAAACTAGCGCAGTCGCCATATCAAGATCCTACGTATCTTTCATTTGTCATATTGTTTAATGTGTCAGATCATACAAATTCACCTCTCCTATCTGGTGCAGCTGAAGAATTTTATGTAAATCATTTAGGAGCTACTAATAGGGAATTAGAAGATTCTACTAAAATGGACGGATCTCATAAATCTGAATCTGATAAAAGCAAAATGAGTGGACTTAGCTCGGGAGGTAATTCAGGAACAGCCAAATTCTACGAAGACAGATTATCAAATCTTGTTAAGTTTAAAAAAGCATTATTAGACATTAACAGAAATACACCATGGTTCTTTCAAGGATTACAAGGAGTTGATAGAGCTATTACTGCCTTCGATCCTAATAATCCATATTTTGGAGGAGATGATGCAAAGTTAACGTTAAGTTGTTTAGAATCTATTAACCTTAGAGTTTCTGGTCTTATGCACCTTTACAGAAAGGCTGTATTTGACGAAGTTAAATGGAATTGGATATTACCAGAAAATTTGAGAAAGTTTTCAATGGTAGTTTATGTTACTGAAGTTAGAAAATTTCAAAACATATCTAGAATAGAATTAAGTGGAGTCCCTAAGAAAATAGACTTAGCTGCTATTAAAGGTTTTCCTGGAAATATGAAGCCAAGTTTAGGTGTTAATAACGGTAACGAAGGAATTTCCGGAAGTGCTAGTAGACCTTTCTTTATGTTTAGATTTGGAGAATGTGAATTTTCTTTAAATACAGGTTCAGAAATATTTGGAGAACTTACTAAAAATCCAGGTGAACAAGCAAGACAAACTATTGAAATGTCTTATGAAATTATAGACAAGATGGACGCTAGGGTTTTAAATGGAATTGTGGCAGATACTATTCCAGGTGAATTATCACCTGCCCATGATTCTGAAGATTATAAAGCAGATGGAATACTTGGTCTTTTAGGAGATAAACTTAAGGGAAAACTTAAAGAATTAGGTGAAAGAGGTTTAGACGACCTTAACAGATTAGCAAGAGAAAAGAAAGATGAATTAATACAAGGTGCAAGAGATGCCGTAAGAGGTAGAACTCCTAATTTTGAAAACATATACCAAGATGCTCTAAGCGGAGTTTCAGATGGAGTAGATAACATAGGAGCTAATATAGCTGAAAATGTATTTAATGTAGATACAAGTGCGACGGTCGGAACTGCTTTATCGAAAGCAGCAGCACAGTCCCTTGGTAATATAAACGATTAACACATGTCAACTGAAAAGGAATTAAATACTGATAACCTTAGAGACACTCACTGGTTAGGAGAAGTTATCGACAATGTCGATCCTCTTAAGATGGGTAGATGTAAGGTTAAAGTTCTAGGTAAATATGATAATTTACCGGACGATGCTATTCCATGGGCAACTCCTATGAATAGAGACGCAGTAGGTTCACATCATGTTCCAAGAATAGGAGATATAGTTTCAGCTAGATTTGATAATGGAAATTTATACCACCCTGAATATTGGTTTCATATAGAACAAAATATTGATCTTAAGGCTGATATATTAGAAGGTGCTGGTAATGCTGAAAATGTAATATCACTAGTGTACGATGCTGAAAGAAATGTAAGAATTTACCATTCGGAAGAGGACGGTTTGGTAATTACAAGAGGAAGCGGTGCAAAAGAAAGACCTATAATACAAATAGACGAAGCAGGTGATATTAAAATTTCTACAGACGCTAGAGTATTCTTAGATTCAGGAAACGTATATTTAAGTAATACTGGTGAAAGCGGAGAAGATACTTCAGAACCTGCCGTAAGAGGTAAATCACTAGAAGCATGGTTAGATGAGTATTTAACTCTTTTTGAAAACCATATACATCCAACTGGAGTTGGTCCATCAGGAACTGCGGTTTCATTACCGCCTACCCCATCTGGTGTTGCATCTTTAAAGAGCAAGCATCCGGATTATCAACAGGAAAATAAATAAGAATGACTGCACTTTGGCCACTATTTATAACAAACGTAACTGCGATACTTCTCAATGAAGACCCTAATAGTGCGGGTGATTTCGGTAATAAGTTAGCAAATGAATATGTAGCTGCCGTCAAGGGACTTTCTACATGTGTTCCTGGAACTGCAATTCATGAGAATTCCCCTGGAGAATCTACATTTATCTCAAGCTATGAGCAATGGTTTACTGACCTTTTTGAAAAAGGAGAACCTGTCATGGAAACACCAGACACCGAAGAAAAGAAAATAGGAATTGCAACATGGTTGGCGAGTGCAGCTGGTGCAGCTTCCAGATTAAGTATTGCAGGAAAAGACAATGATCCTGAATACAATAAATTAGAAGGAGATATTGGAGGAGGTATACAGTATTCTCCAACAGAAGAGCTTGACAAGTATTTAGAGGAGTTTAAGGACGATAATATAGAAGACTTATATAGGTTTAAATTCTTCGAGTTTCATAGACTGGATGGTAAAGAAACCGCAGATGAATTAGCTAGAATATTTGCTACTAGGTTATTAATGCAATTCGAAGATATTGAAAGCGGAGATAAAAGATATGATTTTTGGATTTGGCTAGATAAATTCAAAAGAAACAGGCACACTAGTAACACGACAGGATCAAATAATACATTCGAAATTAATGATAGAAAAAGCAACAGAACAGCAGCAATTGCTGTTATACGGGGTCTAGATTGGAGTTGGAATACTTTTACAAACGGAGTAGGTTCAAACAACAGCAGTGAGAATAGACATGGAGAATTTCACATGTTGGTTGCAGACTATGTTGAAGAAGAGATCTTAAAGGCACATCCCCTATCGGATGAAGCTTCTGAATATGTAAATGCCAATTCTAGTAAGATATCAAACTATTATGAAAATGCTGTAAAGGAAAAAGCAACAAACCCTGTTAAATATCCATGGCCTTTCGACATGTCACTGCCTTCTAATTATGAGGAAATGGAACCGGCTGAAAAAATGAAAGTCAGATATCCATTTAAATTAAGTAACCTTAAAATACAAGAGCCTTATGATCAAAATAATAAAATGCCACCTGTATTAACAAGCAACGTGATTACAGATTTTACATGGACGGGAAATGACGTATATGGTTTTAAAAAAACCAGAGTAAAACCGGTTTTTATTGAAGGTGAATTAAGAAGTAAATGGCAAGGATGTCCATTAACAGAATCAGATGAAGATTCAAGTTCCATTGTAAATATAGATATGTCTAAGACAGGAACACTTGCAAAGCAAATTAGAAATGTATTAATAACTGAACTAGGCATAGAGGCGGCAATGCTAGCCGAGGGAGGTAGTAAAGACGATCCATATAAAGAACTTGCAAAGGCAACTTTAAAATATTGGAAAGATACGACCATACAACCTTTCGCAACTTCTGCCCCAACACCACCTTGTCTATCTGTTCCACCCTTAGGAGGAAAATACATAGGTGTTAGTTATGGGAATCAAAAGAAATTAGCAGATAATCTACGAAGAGCTCTTAATTCAGGTAAAGATTTTGGATTAGACAAAGCAGGTGCTGCTAGTGCAGTTGCAAAGGCACTTGCATATTCTTATTTTACTCATCTTAGTGAAATGAAATTTATTTATCTTGGAGGTATTCCTGCAGGAACAGTTCCTTACATTCCTATGATAGGATTTAACGCCACCGTAATTTGATATATAACTAGTAAAACATACATTAACCCTTTTAAAAACACAGTAAATGTCAACAAAGACAACTCAAAAACAAAAGAGAGCAAGACTCTCAACAACGACAAAACTTGTCGAAACTAATCAAGAACTAGAAGTTAAAGTAGAAACTTCACTAAACACAACAGCCCCTAAAGAAATCGTTTATGGTGCAGACACGGAATTCCTAGATAAAGATGGAGAATTCATGTGGGCGCTTTACGAAGCTGATTGCCCTACAAAGTTTAGAAAACCAAATCCACATATTAAAACTCCTAAGGGAGTAAAGGTATACAGTAGAGAGCCGTATGCACAGGAATTATTTGATTTAATGGAAGGACATTCATTAGCTTCAAATACCCAATATTCACTTCAATTAGGAGAGAGTTATACTGGAAAAGTATATGGACTTGATTCTGAGTGGGCATCAATTGACGTAGGATATAGAGAATTGATTTATGTAGATTTATCAAGAGAAACTCCAGAAGTAAAAGAACTTTTAAAAGAAGGTGTTGAAGTTGACGTTCAGTTAATAGCTGATACTTCTACGAATGTTAAGAAATATATGATAGGTTCTGTAACGGCCGGTTTAAAGACTAAGGTTGTTAAAGAAATAGTTGCTTCGATTGATGATGGGAATACTGCGTATAGCGGTGTTGTTAGTAAAATGATTCCAGGTGGAGGATATATTGTAGAAGTTCAAGGTGTTGATTGCTTTATGCCAGGTTCCTTAGCAGGTGTAAATAAGTTACATGACTTTGAGTCTATTATAGATACAGAAATGTATGTTGTTCCCGTTAGTTATTCAGAAGATAAAGGAACTGTTGTAGTTTCTCACAGGGCATATTTAAGAGCACTTATTCCTAACACTATTAAGAATATTCAAGAAGACATCACCGTAGAAAGGATAGGTCACGTTACAGGATCGGCTAAATATGGAGTATTCGTTGAATTTGAAGGATGTTTAACAGGAATGATTCATGTTAATGATTTAGATACTGAAACTGCAAAGGCACATAGAGATAGATCTTTAGAACCAGGTACTGAGATTAAATTTTATGTTAAGGAAGTTATTAATGAAAGAAAAATAACTCTTGTGCAGGGCTCTCCAGCTGAAAAGAAGGTGGATCCATGGGAAGGTATTTCCTTAAAATACAATAAGAAAACTGAAGTAGTTGGTAGTGTAAAATCTACTAAAGATTATGGTTTATTTGTGGAAATAGAAGAAGGTGTTGTAGGACTCTTACATATATCGGAATTCCCTGATAACATAGATATTAAAGACATATCTAAAGGCGCAGATATTACTGTCCAGGTGATCAGAGTTGAAGAAGATACTAGAAAAGTATTCCTTAAACTATAATCAAATCTATAATTTAATTGAAAGAGCCCGATCACTCGGGCTTTTTCACGTTATAGTGTATCTAACAGAGATATATAAACCAACTTAAGTTATATAATTACGTAAATGAATAATATTAATAATTCAGACATATTGAAGAATGCACTAGTGGGTGTTGAATTTGAATTTTATTCTAATAAGGATATCGATACAACTGCTAAGGAATTAGCGGGTATTTTAGGTAAAAAGATTAGAGTAGAAGCAAAGGCACATAGTGATTTTGAAGTTACAAGAGATGAGTTTAAAATTGAACCTGATATGTCAGGCGGTGAAAAACTAATGGAACTTGTAACGGGTGCACAACCCTATTATTCTGCAAGGATGATGATTATTAAAGTATGTAAATGGATAGAAGAAAATGGATATACAAACGATAGAAGTTCTATTCACTTAAACCTTTCTTTCGATACTGATAAAATAGAAAATAAACATAGAATATCTAAGATGAATGTTCTTAAATTTATTTTAGATTTTAAAGAAAGTCAAGTCTTTAAGTTTTTCCCTGAAAGAAAAGATTCTGCATACGCAAAATCAATTAAATTTATTCTACCTAAATCAGACACGTATTTCTTTGATGGATTAAATATTACACCTAGTAATTTCATATATCCAGATTCTAAATATTATGGAATTAACTTTGAAAAGAGACATAAAAATTATTTAGAGTTTAGATATCTTGGTGGAAAAGACTGGGAAAAGAAAACTTCTAAAATTCTACAAATGCTAGATCTTTTCATAACACAATTATGGAATAGCACGTCTAATGTTCAATTTGATAATCTTAATTCAATAGAGCTTAGAAAAATTCTTGCAAAGAATGAAAGAATTATAAAGGCTAGAAAAGATTGGAAAAGTATTAATACAGGTTGGAATCAAGATGTTAAATTAACCGTTGACTTAAATGACAATGAAAAGATAATAGATTTACACTGGCCTAATATTAGAGAAAGAGTTCTTAGATTATTTACACATGGTGAATTGACAAAAGGACATATTAACTATGATGCTGACAACGGAACTATTCAAGTAGAAGGTGGTAGATTATCGTACTGTGTAGAATTAGAAGGATATGAATTTGTAAGATGTTCTTTGAGAGGAGAATTTACAAATTGTGATTTCTTTGGATGTGACATAAATGGATCTGATATACATACTTGTAATTTCTATCAATCTACGCAGATTAATTCATCTAAATTAGAAAGTTCATACGTTCATCAGTCTTGTGTATTAAAAGACTGTTACATATACGGAAATGGAATAATGAAAGGATCAATGCAAGGTGGTATATTTAGAATGGGTAAATATGATAAAAGAACTGCAAAGTTTGACAACACTGAAAAAATACTTTACACTGAAGTTTAAAAATAACTAAGATAAAATGAGTGATAATATAATAGGTAATTCAAGCCATCAGCAGATTCCACAATGGGACGCTGCATGCTTTAATGATTTTGTAAATGAATTAGCTTCGGAAGTAACAGGGTCGTGTATGATTCCTATGAATCTTCCAAAAGCAGAAGTTGAAAACATTGTTAAAAGAGCAAAGAAATGGTTCTATAAGAATTACGAATATTCAATGAAAGAAAACTTTATGGTTTTACCAAAAGAACTCTTTACAACACAATATTTTAAGAATAAAAGATCGTTCACACTACCTGCGATGGATCCAATTACTAAAGGCGGAGAAGTCTATTCGGTATATGGGTGTTTTGAAACAGGATCAAAATATGCAGGTGGAACAGATATTAGATTTTCACAAGGTGATTTTGCTATAGAAAGAATGATGTATACTGGTATGTTCGGTGGAGATGGTGTAGTAGATGCCGCAGAAAACTTACAATATTATGTAGTTAATGAAAGTTTCTTCGATATGGCTAGACAGATCTTAGAAAATCCTATAGGATTCCACTATAATCAATTAACGCACGAGATTAAATTTACAGGTGAAACACCTAATAGAAATATTATATTAGAAGTATATGAAACTATTCCAGAGTGTGCTCTTTTCGAAGATGAAGCATTCTTTAGATACTGTGCTGCTAAGATTAAAATATCATTAGGTCAAAAATTAAGTATATTTGGATTTGCTTTACCCGGTAATATAGAGGTAAACGCAGATGCAATTCAAGGTTTAGGTGAAGGAGAATTAGAAGCAGTAATAGAAGAAATAAAATCAGACGAAGGCACAGATTGGATGATGCATTCTTAATAGAATATATAGTTAAATGGAGTTTTATATAAAATCAAAAGAAGATCCTGGATTTGATCCAGCTAAATTAGAAATTAATTCTGAACTAGCTAGGTTAATGACACAAATAGAAACTATTCTTTTTACAAGAAGAGGTGATGTTTTAGGAGATCCTGAATTTGGAGCAAATTTAGAAGACTATGTTTATTCTTTAAGTTATAACGACTATTTATTAAAAAAGGTAGTTGCTGAACAAATTTATAAATATGCGCCTTTGGCTAGAAAATTTAACGTCACAGTAGATGTTGACTTCACAAAAGAAGTTGACAGACATGCTGTGTTTGTAGACATACGAATTGATAATAGATATCAGTTAGGAGTTTACGTATAATAAAACTAATAAAATAAAAATGGCAGATAATAATTTTTTATCAACATCTAGAATTAAAGTTGGAGAGATGATCGATGACGTAAGATCCTATGTTACTAGGGTATACGGCGAGGTAGAAGGAGCATTTACAACAGCTTCACCCTTTTCACAATTACTTGATGTTATTTCGCAAATAGGTAGATTAATATTCTTTTATATAGAAGATGCTACCGTTGAACAAAACATTATAACAGCACAGAATCCTGAATCAATATATGGTTTATCTAGACTAGCTGGACATGATTCATTTAGAGGAGCTGCCGCTTCTGGTGAATTAAAATTAAGACTAGGTGTTTCGGGCTTAGAAGATATTGCTGGAGATGCATTAAACATTCCAGCTAATGCTACTATAGAATGTAAAGACAACGGACTCAAATACACCCTAAGAACAAGCAACGATCAATTTAGGTTAGAAAAATCAAATTCTAATTATATATTTATTCCAGTTATACAAGGTGAGTATGAGTCACAGAATTTAACATCTACTGGTGAAGCCTTTCAATCTTTTAATGTTATAACAAAAAGCATGGTGGATCATTCACAGGTTAGAATAAAGGTTAATTCTAATCTTTGGTCTAAATATGATTCTTTATATGATATGAAGAAAGGAACTAATGGATATCTTGTTAAAACGGGTATTACTGGAGGTTTAGATATTTATTTTGGAAATGGATCTTTTGGAGAAATACCATCATCGGGTTCTACAATAGAGGTAGAATATTTAAAAATAGGAGGTTCTATGGGTAATCTAAACGGTAGAGCTGATTTATCTTTTAAATTTAAAACAGAAGGAACTGACTCTTTAGGAAATACACATGACTTAAACGAATTATTAGAATCTGAATTTACAGTTGCTCCAAAAATGGGAGCAAATCCAGAAGATATTGAATTAACTAAATTAATTGCTCCATTACAATCACACTCGTTTGTGTTAGCAACCCCAGATAACTATGAACATTTTTTATCAAGGTATGGTATGTTTTCATATTTAGACGCATATAATACAACAGATGACGGATATTTAGATGACGATAACGTTATCTATCTGTTTATGTTACCTAATACTCTTAAAAAGTTACAAAACAATAAAGATTATTTTAATTTAGATACTTCTGAATTCTTTTTTACAGAAATAGAAAAAGAAGGTATCTTAGGTTTATTAGAAAAATCAGGAAGACAAATGGTCACTACTGAGGTAAAGGTTGTTGATCCAAAGCCACAGTATTTTAGAATGGATATTAAAGTAAGATATTTTGAAGGATATACTAAAGCTAATCTCTCTACAGAAATTAGATCTAAAATAGCCGAATATCTAATTAATATAACTAGAAGAGACAGATTACCTAAATCAGATATCGTTGCAATAATAGAAGCTATTGATGGAATTGATTCTGTTAATGTCAAGTTTACTTCTGAAAAAGAAGAAACGGCAAGAAGACTAGGTTATTACATATCTGAAACCGTAACTGTAACGCCGTCTACTCCGGTATTAACTGACATAGGTAATGGTAAACAAAAAATGGTTTTCTTTAAAAGAAATGTAACTACATCTCAAGTTAACTTTGAACCCGGTGCTGCTCTTCCGGAAAATGTAATAAACCTAGATTCATTCGGTGATATTATTCTTGAAAAAGAAGAAGTCGCATTATTCAGAGGAGGGTGGTTAGATAGTAAAAATTTAATGGTAAAAGACGAGGTTAAAACAGGAGAAAAGGCAGCTATGTCTATTTACTTTGATGAACCAGCTGTAAAGAATACTATATTTGCAAAAGTTCAAGCAAAAAATAGAAAAGCAATATAATGAGTATTTTTAATAAATTATTTAAAAGTAGAAGGAGAAGATTATACTCTGTTAGAGAAACCGCGTTTGATGATAGAAAGAATTTAGGTAATGATTATAGAAGTAACATTCTTAAAAATTCTATATCTAACCATATTT